GGTTTTACAACTAATCATCAATTTGAATATTGGCATTGGAATACTTACGAAAGTAATGTAAAGTCAACAGTAACTATAACAGGAGCAGATGGTGAAACAACAACACAAATTAGGAATTATAATAGTGATAGCTGTGGCAGTTTTAACTGTGGTAATTTTAGCAGTGGCTCTGATACTTATACTGTACTTTCAAATTTACAAACCGACTATGACTTATCAGTTCGATATGATTTTACAGATTCATCAAATGCTACGAACAATCATTATGGGGTTGACCTCAAGCAACCTTCCCTCACTTTAACTTACGAATCAGATCCTATTGTTATTGAAAATATTGTTGAGCAAGAACTTATAGATTTGTTTGAAGATTTTAATCCAGAAGATAATTTTGTAATAGAAGAAACATTTGAAGTAGTAGAGTTCAAAGAAGATCCTATTTATATGAATGAGCCTGTTATGGAAGAGATTATAGAATTTTTTGATGAGCCTGTTATGGAAGAAGTAGTTCAAGAAGAAAAGTTTGATGAGCCAATGATATTGGAAGAGCCTACTATGGTTGAAGAAGAAACTAAAGAAGAAGAGCCTATGATTATGGATATGATTGAAATGGCTTCTGAAGAAGAGAATGAAGAAACTCCAATGGAAGTAGTAATGGAGATTGTTGAGGAAGAAAAAGAAGAAGAGCCAAAAGAAATTCAAGAAGAAAAAACTAATGAATCTGAAACTGTAGAGAATGATAGTGGACCAGAACAAATAAAAGAAAAAGAGATAAAAAAAAAGGAAACAAAAGTTGTTTCTCTTGATGACGTGTTAGAAAAAATTGATGAGAAGGTTAAAGATATAGGTAAAAATTTACAATTAAAAAATTTAGTTAAAATAAAAGTAATGACATCTGATAATAGATTAGAAGAATATAATATTCCATTTTATGACAACAGAATTATATATGATAACCAAATAAATATTGCAGATAATAGAGTTATTTATCAAGTAGATTTAGCAGAATATAAACAAAATGATCCTATTGCAAAAAGAAGAATTAAGTTAAATACTATTTTACAAGAACGTCAAGATTTGATAAATCAATTGCAGGTATTAAAGAATGGATAAATTAAAAAGTAACATTGGTGTAATCATGGTAATCCTAGGATTGATAGGATCTACTGGTACGTTCTATTCAAAGTTTGCAAAGATGGAAGCAACTATAGAACAACTATCGTCTGCTAAAAAAGTTGATACATCTGGTTTAGAAAAACAACAAATTATTTTAGTAGAACAATCAAATAAAGTAGATGAAAGAACTAACACAAACACATTTGCTATTAATGATAATGTAAATGATATTCAAAAATTAAAACAAGATAACAAAGTATTAACTGTAGAAATAAATTTACTTAAAAATCAAATAAAAGAATTAAAAGAATTAAGCGACAATCCATTAGCAAACTAAAATGGCTATAAGAAAAACCACTAAAGGTAAGAACGCAAACTACAGACCAACAAAGTCTGGAGCTGGCATGACATCTAAAGGTGTTAAGGCATATCGAAGAGCCAATCCTGGTAGCAAATTAAAAACTGCAGTTACTGGTAAAGTTAAAGCAGGATCAAAGGCAGCTAAACGTAGAAAATCTTATTGTGCAAGATCAGCTGGACAACTTAAAAATTCTTCGGCTAAAACAAGGAACGATCCTAACTCTAGAATAAGACAAGCTAGAAGAAGATGGAAGTGTTAGTTTGAAAAAAAAAGGTTGGGTTAAACCTAAAGAACATATATTAATTTGTGGTGTTTGCGAGACTTGTAAAAAGCAGCTCATGAGTAATATGGGTGGATGGATAGTTACTGCAAAGAAAAAATATTTTTGTCATGATGGTAAAGAAGGTTCTTGCTTTGACAATTATTGTGAGTTAAACATTAAACAACATAAGGAGCAACATGAAAAAAGGTTACCACAAGACGGCTACTGGTAAAGTAGCAAAGAAAGGTTTGTATTATAATATCAACCAGAAAAAAAAATCTGGTACTTCGAATACTAAAAAAAAATCAACTATTACTTCCAAGGCTTATAAGAATATGAAGTCTGGATTTAAAAAGTAATTCTTCTTAAATCTTCAAACTCTTCCCAAATAGTATTGCCAGGATTCCAATATCGTTTCTTCTCTATTTTATTTTTAAGAGAATGTAATACTGTTGTATGATCTTGGTTAAACACTCTACTCATTGAAGATACACTTACATTGTATTCTTCATGTAAAAGATTGTAGACAATACTTCTTGCTCTAACTACATCTGTAGTTCTACCTTTGCTAAACACATCGTGCTTGCTAACAGTATATTTTTGACACACTTTATCTACAAGTTTGGAAACAACTTCTATGTTTGCATTCTTATATTTGATACCAACTTTATTTTTATTATTGCTATCTATTATTGGTTTCTGTTGTAGCAATTCTGCTGCATATAAAAACCCCTCTGAAAACCCTACCTCATATAATCTTTCTTCTTGGTTTGTTAGAAGGTAGAATGCTTTCTTAACTTTGTAGACAAAGTGATTCTGGTTTAAATTTTTTTTGTGCGTATTATAGTGTTGGCTTATATTTATGGTCATAGATCCCCTACAGTTTATGTTCGTTTTTTTTCAACCTTAAGTTATTATCTATTTAGCTGACAATAACTGTTCTTGCGTCTTTTCTATTTTCCAAAACAATCTATAAGAATCTTTTTGATACTTATTTGCTTTGTGCTTGGCTTCTAGATACTTCTTGTGTTTCTTCGCTTGAAGATCCTTTAGCTTCTGCAGACGCATTTTGATGTTTTCCATCATGCTCCTTTTTCACTGTTGTAAAATCGAGTTTAACATTCTCAATTTTTACTTCTGCATTTGTTCCTTCATTGGAACTATTAGCAGCCTTCTCTATTGAATCAAACTCTTCGATTATAGTAAAACTACATTCTCCGTTCTTGATTCGAATATATTTTGTCATTCTTTTGTACCTTTTTCAACTTCTTTTTTGATTAAAAAATCTATATACTGTTTAGCTTTTTTAAGATCTTCGATACCATTTTTTCTTTTGTATCTAGAAATATACTTAATTACATTACCTTCACAGAAATTAAAATCATTTGCAATTATAAAATCAATAGGTTCAATTTTGTTAGCCGTATAGTGTGGTGGTTCTTTTATGTTATCAGACATTATAAATCCTTTTTTTAAAGCAAGGTGGGGAAAACGGAAAGGGAAAAAAACCCCACCCTGCTTGATACATTCTAACTAATTAGAAAGTATATTCGTTATTAGCATCTTTTGGTTCGCTTGCAAAACTATTATTACTAGATTTGCCTGCTCCACTAGGTGTTAAAATTATTGTAAGTTCACCAGCTTTTAGTTTTCCATCTTGATCTTTAGATGGGAACGCAGCTTGGTTATACCATTTACCATTTATGTTTACTCCAATGGTCCAGTTTTTATCTGGATGTTTCATATTTTTTGGACCAACATAAATAGGAAGTTTATCTTCTGGTGACTTCCAATCTGGGTTCTTGGTTAAGTTAATGTATATTTTTTCGGATTGATTATCCATATTTACTCCTTGGTTATATCAACTATTGTTGATTATTTGTTAGTTTGACTTCATGCTTACTAGACAAATCTCTGATCTGTTCGTAGGCTTTGAAGTTATTATCTTTAAGATGAAGCACTTGATCTCTAACTTCTTTTTTAACTGCAAACAATTGTTTGTCAGTTGTAGTCGCTAGTATCTTTTTGCTTATCTCCTCTACATTCACATCGTTATCTGTGTATGTAGGTTCTACAGATGGCTCTGAAGAATTTTTTTCAAATGATGTAGCTGCGTAACCATCCTCATCTTTTATTCCAGTTTTTAAATTTAAAAGATTTAAGAACGCATACTTTCGTGAGTATGACATTGCGTTACCAGTTCCAAATTGATCCATTTTGCCTAGAGCTGAACATCCGTCAACAATAATAAAACTTTTTGGATCATCGATGTCATGTACTCTCATTGTACATACACACATAACCATATTTCTAGATTCAACTGTTTCAGTTAAGTAATTACAAGTTACATATAAACCTTGATCTAACAATGATTGTGTTGCAACTTCTTGTACGGCATCGTGGAGTAAGGGGTTAAATCTCATACCAGATACTTTGTCTGCTTTTTTTACACCCCCTGCATTAATGCAAGCTGCGTGTAATTTTTGATATATATTTTTTTTCATATTTTTGTTTCCCATTTTGTATATGTTGTTTTTTTCGCTACTCATATTTTTTCCTTTTGTTATTGTTTAATTCCCCATAATTTAGTTATGAGTTCTTTTTGTTCACTTGCTAAATCTTTGTAGTAAAAGAAATGATTAAGATCTGGTGGCTCACACATTAAAGCTAACTTCTCTATGTTGCCTTCACAAAACATAATCATCTTTTCCCATAATAAAATTTTATCAATCATTTTATTATAAAGATATTTCAAATGGTCTGCCTTCATCAACTCATGACTTTGATCAAAGATGACATAATCTTTATCATTAACATATACCAAGTAAGGTATCTTCTTTGTTGTCATGTAGTAGAACGAAGTCTGGGTTAAATTCTCAATCGTAGGCTCTGAAGGTAAATCTTGAGTGATCATGTTCCATTCTTCTTTGCCTTTAATCTTTCTTAAATTAGGTGGTTTAGTTTTAAGTTCTATAAATTTTGTTTTGCTCTCGTAATCAATACGACCAATGACAGGTTTAATCATATCAAACTCTTTTAGTTCAACATATCTTTCACAAACTAATTTATCTTTACCAATAATATCTTGCACAACCTTTTTTGTAATTGGAATACAATCTTCGGCAAACTTCAACATAGCTTCTCTGCCAAACTTATCTTTTGCGTCTACTGGTGGATTTTTATTTACTAATTCTAATTCTGCTGCGAAACAATTTTGATAGTTTCTTTCTTCTTCTGTAAACTCATCTTGCTTAATTGTTTTTGATTTATAAATTACATCTGCAATCATTCTCTGGACCACATTGTTAACTAGGTTTCCAAAGTTAGCTTTGTATCTAAATGCAAACTTCCTTCTTATTTCTTGTGGGAATGAATAACCAATTAGATTTTTTGCAAAGGGTGTACTTGTAGAAGAATAAGACCAATGATCTAAACCTTCACCACCATTATATATTGAAAATGCTTTTTTTATTTTATCTTTTTCCATTTTTCCTTTCGCTTTTTTTTCTAACAATTACAGTGATTTTAAGTAGTTGTCAACGGATAATTTTAATTGTATAACGGAGAGAAAAATGAATAAGAAAAAACTACCATATAAAAAGGTGCGTGTAATTTGGGTTGATATTTGCAGCTCTAGTCAATGGTATGATGATTTAAAAGATGTTGATGATTTTAGCTACAGTTGGTGCGAAGATATTGGCTACCTATATTATAAAGATTCTAAAGTAGTTAAGATTTTTACTTCATTTACTTTTGATGAGAATAAATTATCAATTGGCAATATTACTGCTTATCCTAGATCCGTAGTT